AGCTTCTGCCTTTCTACGATAAGCTCCTTACAGGCGAGTGCTGTGTCCTTGATGGCCTGCAGCTCTGCCTTGCGGGCGGACCCCGTTAAATCGGGGTCTACCGGCTTACGTATCTCCTCGGTCATATTACCGATTGCAGCCTCCATCGCAGAGATAAGGTTACGCGCAGCAGTAACTGTTGTGAACTTTACAGCTTTTGACATATCAGGTGGTGGATTTGCATACGCCACAGCTTGCGGCCATTGATGTCCATCTCGTAGTCTGCGTCCTTGGCGAAGTACACAACATCGCCAACAGCGAGACCTTCTTCCTCTAGCCACTGGCTTCCGTAAACGATACGTCCCCAGCGCTTCTCCGGCTCTTTGAGGGTGATGATTTCTATGAAGCTCTTCTCTTTATCAGCATCAATGTCAAAGGGTTCTAGGAACACCCAGTCCGCAACAGCTATAAGGCTGCCGTCGGGCTTCTCGATGAGGTATGCCTGGTTACCCTGACCACCGAAGGGGTCGTAGTTGACGCGGTATATCTTCTCTTTAGGGTCAACGACTTGGGTGTCGTTGAGCGCAACGTGGTGGTGGTGGAATACGTAGTCTCCTATCTCTAGCTCAGACTTGAACTTAGCAGGAATGCCTACAACCTTAGCCTTCATAGTGCGGTGTTGGAACTCGTTGAACTTAGTGTCGAGGTAAAGCTCTGACTCTCCCACCTTGATGGTGTCGTTTACAGCGCTAGGTATGTGCACTAGGATGTGGTACAATGGTATCATATGTTTAATTAAAATAAATAAAAGTTGTAAGTCGGTTACAACTAGAAGTTACAGTCGTACTCTACTATAACTGGCATACCCTCGATAGTCTTCCACAGCATAAGTGTGGAGTCCTTTTTTAGGTATATGAGGTACTTGCGCTCCCCGTGGTAGTGGAGGTGAGACCCGTCGAGAACGATTGAGTCGATCTCTCCGTCCCCTGCCTTCTGGCCTACATAGTAGGCTAAGGCTTTCAGTGGGTCGGTTCCCGCAATGATTTTTCTGATGAGTTCCATTTCATTTTAATTTAGTTCAAATTTAGCCAATAATCTATATTGGTTGTATCGTCGGCTTCGTCGTCCTCGCTGTAGGATCCCATAAGGTATGTGACTAAGGAAATCATCTCCTCCTTGGTGTCTACGTTGATGTTGGACACGGACTCCACTATGCTGTTTCCGTCTACCTGGTCAACCACAAGTCCTGCTGATGCAATCATCATAAACTCATCGATAAGACCAAGTTCTTCGGCCTTGTTTAGTATGTCATCGAAGCTGTTCTTTGCAAACATAAACAGCTCAATCCTAGCCGCAGCCTTTTCTTCATCATTCATACTAGAATGCGTAGAAGGCTTTGAAGTTTAGAAGTACCGTCATATTCGCGCCAAACGTATTGGTGGCACGAAGCTGTAGCGTAGTAGAATTTATAAATGCGTTGAAGACAAAGGTTGCAGCGGTAGAGGTTCCGATTGACGTCTTGATAGAATCGACAATTGATGGAGCTGTTGCTAGGTTTGATGGGTTCCACACAATGTGTATCTCCCCTACGCGGACCGTAGTAGACCCTGAGTTGTAAATCATATAGTCAACAATAACAGCCCCTGCAAAAAGATTTGCCTCTAAGGTTGTTACCACACCATTGGTAACTGCATTATTGATTACAGCGCTGTCGGAGCGGCTATAGAATGCACAAGTTCCAGATGACACCTCGCGTTGAACGAAGTCTAGACCTGTAAATGTAAACTGCTCAGCAGCTGATGAGTCGTTGTACGACAGCCCTGAAGCTCCTGCTGAAGTTCCTCCGTCGTTGTAAAGAATCTGTCCGTTAGACCCCGGTGATGCAGCGGTGATGTTGGCCGCCATATACTGGGTTAGATCCTCAAGGGTCACATACTTGTATACGGTAGCTGTTGCATCATAGATAAGGAAGGTGTCAGCAATGGCAACGGTAGCCTCCGTAAGCTGCGACAAGGTCGTTGGCGCACTGATGGAGATTACATTACTTGCAATCGCAAGAGGAGCAACTGGAGTTAGGCTAGCCCCCGAGGTAAACGCTGCGGATCCAAGGTTACGCTTTATAACATTATTGCTAGCATCAAGGAAAAGGGCTTCTACCTCAGTAGACCCAGTACTTGGGGCAGAGGTGAAGGCAAGAGTTCCGTTTACCTCAACCTTTACCGTTGACAGTTTGAGGGCGGTATCGTTTCCTGCTCCGTCTTCAATTATTTTAGTCGTCGAGGTTGCTGTTCCGCTCTCCATCTTAAGGAGTGAACCGAATGCATCTTTTACGCGCTGACCACTAAGTGTTCCCATATTTCGTACTTTTGCTACAAAGATACAATTTACTTCATTGGCTAAAAAGTTCAAGAAAAAGGAAGACCTAAAGTTTAGGGACTTCGCCTACCGCGACGATCGTGGACCTACCCTATACAAATTTGTCTGGCACGCCAACAAGTTTATGAAGCAGGAGTATAAGCTCCTGCCAATACAGGTGGACTTTCTCCTGTTCGCCTACGACCTAGAGTTTTTTACCATCGAGTGGATGGGACAACAGCTGTCGAAGTCCTACAACCAGACAAAAGACTGGCTTACTGTTAGGATGAAGAAGCGGGAATTGCTGTTCGACTACTTCTCGATGGAGGATATCGACATCCACAAGGATACCTCTATGTGGTTTCGTGATGAGAACAGGTGGAACTACCGCAAAAGGTACTCACTAACCCAGCAGGGGCGTATGATTGTAGAAAGATGGAGGGATATAGCCTCCGGAAAGGAAACTGTGGAGCTTCAGTACGACAAAAAAACCATCAACAAGACTATCCCAAATCGGGGAGAGGGCATCCCTACAGTTCTTTTGGGCAGAAAGCTAAAAGGCCACGAGGATACTCCCCTTGGCAAGAAGATTATCGCTCAGGCTAAGATTGATGGGCGGAGTATAGCCGGAATTTTGCCTCCTTCGAAGCACCTTCGTGAGGGGTAAACTTCCCGTCCTTGTCAGCCATCACATAGTAACGACCTTTCTCCATCATCCAGTGGTGGCCCTTTGGGGCTGCAACCATTACGTGGCTGTCTTTCTTCTTGGCCTTCATTATGGTTTTGCTTTTTTCTGTGCTTTCTTACTCATCTCCATAACGGGAACTGGTGTTCCCACCGGGTATGGCTTTCCTGCTATCGCTGCGGTGATTGACTTCATACCAGTCTTCACTTCGATAGCCCTACGCAGAGGAACAGCAGCCTCATTCATCGGTCCGTAGCATTTGGCAAGAACGATTCCTGTCTCAGTGGTATCGAAAACCTCACAGGGCATACAGAACATATTGCTCTCGCTAGTCACAGCGTAGTCTGTGTTAACGATAAACGAGCGGTTCTTTGGGTGCATCATCTCCCAATCCTGAGTCTTTGGATTGTACTGAGGGATAAAGCTAGAGGTATCGAAGTACCAGTACAAAGACCACACTGACTTACCGTCCCATATTGTGCTCCCGTCGTTGTTCGGGTACTGAAAGTTTTTATCGGTGCTGAACTCAGAACCCCAGCTAAAGCTATAGCCTTCCATAGCAAGGTTAGAGACTGAAGGCCCATCCAACACTGGGCAGATAGAACAGCCTTCTTCAAACACTTTTCCTTGCACTATAATTTGCTTTCCAGTAAGCTCGGCACCTGATGCCCCACAGAAGGCATAAAGGCCTTCGTGGATCTTAAGGGCCTTAGCGTCTTTTGATTCTTCGCTCGCGCAGCTTAGTAGTGCTGAAACAGCAAGTAGGGATAATAATGTATTTTTCATATTGGGGGGTTGTTTACTTTTTAGATCTGTTCTTTACCGCTGATATAAACCTACGCTCGGTATGGTCGTAGTCTAGACCATCTCCGTTTCCGTACTTTCCAGCTTGGCGATTCTTTTTGTTGAGCTCAGCCCGATACTTCTTACGCTCATCGGTGGAGTGATACTCCGTATCGTACTCCTTCTTCTTTTGGTAAGCCTTAGGGTTGCTGTCGTAATACTTTTTAGTTTTCACTTCTCTAGCTCAAAAATTAGGTCGTCGCTTCTTAATTTGTTTTCTCGGAAGTCAAAGGTCCGATATTTTTCGTAACCAAATTTCTTTGCGTGAGACGCTAGTTCCTCAAACCACTCTACGCTTTGTACGTCTTCTATGATGAGCTTGCCTCCCTGCCTAACCTTCGGCATCCACAGCTCAATGGCTATCTTCATACTCTCTATGCTATGGGGGCCGTCGTCAATGATGTAGTCATAGCTGTTGTCTTTATGTTGATCTATAACAGATTTGTCATAACCGTCAGCAATGATGATCTCAATCCTCGGGAACTCACGACCAAGTGATGCTTCTTTATAGTTGTTTAAACACGCATCCATTATATCTATGCCAACAATCTTAGCATTTGTAAACCATTCGTGCCAGAGTATCAGGCTTCCGCCGTTCTGTACACCAATTTCAAGTACTGACGTAACCCTCTCTGGGTTAGCAAACTCTTCAGTGTAGTATGCCTCTAGGTAGTCGTGGAACAAACCTTTATCCGTAGTAGGCCATCCGTTGGAGTCTACACAGTATTCGCTGTAGATATCAATTAGGTTCATAAGCAGTTTTGCTTACAATATCTAGTCCTCGTCCTCTTCGTAGAAGCAGGCCTTGAACTTGTAGCTGCTAGGAGTCTTGCCTGAGGCTTTGACAGCAGCTTCAAGCTGCTTCATCCCAGATGCCATATCCATTGACTTGATCTCAATCTCCTCGCCGGACTCATCACTCATCCTACCGCCGTAGTTGTACTTCTTGGCCTTCATAGCTGTTTACTTTTTCTTTAGCATCTTAAAGTCAATGGCGGAAATCTTTCCGTCCTTGTTCTTGTCAATCTTTACTTGGCCTCCCATAAGGTACTTCTTCATCTTGCCTCCCATACCGTAATCCATTTTACCTCCGCCGGCCATCTTCTTGACAGGAGCGGATTCTTTGGCCTTTATTACACGGTTCTCTACGCGAGCTGCTTTCCCAAGAAGTCGGTCAGCCTTACGCTCCCTACCCTCGTCTACAGCTTTGCTGCCACGTGCTACAAGGTTGGCTTCACGATTCTCAAGTCTTTTGACTTTGTTTCCTACCTTTCCGCCATTAAGGTACATATCCATCTTACCGCCGCCCATCATCTTCTTGACGGCTGCGGCAGCGGGCTTAGCGGCTGGCTTCTTTTTTACCATAAAGCCTTGCTCCTTGAGTCCACGATCAAACGCAGCCAGTGCATCGGGGTCATTCTTACGGATGGTGTTGCGCTCCTGGGTTAACATATCCATACGGTTTGCCTTGGCAATCTCCATATCGGTCATCTTCTTCTTGGGGTCTGGAACGATTGGCGTCTTGCCACCATTCTTGTAAACAGTCATCTTAGCTTTCATAGGTACAAAGATATTATTTAAACGGCTTGTATTTTGTCTTGGTGCCCTCCTTATAAGCCACAAGTATCTGCTTCCTGTTCTCCCCCTTGCGGTATCCCACGTGAACCCAGTCAGGGTTCTTAGTGGTGCCAAACTCGTAGATGAGCTGATCGAACTCTAAGTTGTCCTTGATAAACTCAAACACCTCCATATTAGTAACCCCATTACCCCTACCATCTTGGTCTAGGTCAAGAGCACGACCAAGATTATGGTCCGAGTTCTTACTGCCCCCTATGGCCTTATTTAAGGCAGCAGATCTGTAGCCCGATGAGATGTAGATAGGAACACCGAAGTGCTCACGGATCTTATCAAAGACTTCAGTACAGATTGTCTTGAGGTTCTCTAGATGCTCTGGGGTGGGCTCGTTGCTGATGCCTCGCCGCGTAGCGGTGTCACTCTTAGTGACCTCAGCTAGCGATACGTAGTTACTTAGTTTCATAAACAAACTTGTTTTGCGTTGTTAATCATAAGACAAAGATAACAACAATAAAAAAGGGCCCGAAGGCCCTAATCGCAGAATCTGTCGTCACAACACAAAACCACTATGCAAATTTAGGGTTTTCCATCCTAAGTAAAAAATTCGCTGGCAACATAACCCACCTCTTGTATATCGATAGACCTTTACTGTTGCTGACCTTAGTAGCAGTGCTATATCTTACGTGCTTATCGTAACCCTTACTCCTCCCATTTCGGTTTACCCATTTAAGGAATGTTGATTGATGTACACCAACAGCTAAAGAGGCTGAAAATGAAGATAGGTAAATCAATTTTGTTTCAATGTCAACATATATGTGAGACACCCCTCCGTTACCACCACCAGATATGTTGTAGCAGTTCTCTATCCTATACGCAGATATCCACAGGTTCTCAAGATCATTTAGCTGTTGCATTGTTTCTGCCCAGCAAATCACCTCCGTATGAAAGTTCTCCTTACCGTACACCTCAAATGCATCAACAAGGACCTTTCCAGACCCCTTGTATGACTTACTAAACCTAGAAGACCTATGTTGTCCTATGTATATCCAGTTGTTTAACTTGTTGGTTGTCTTGTAGATGTATCCTATCATAGCTGTATTTGTGTTGTGACAAGGCAAATATACGTAATATTTGGTGGTTTGGAAAATATTATGTACCTTCGCGTTAGACTAAGGTCTAGAGCACTAAAGAAACTAAGGTAAAGCGATCTAAAAGACAATCGCTTTAGCCAACAAGAGACAGGGTGTCGTCGCCTAAGCAGAGACACCCCACGTTCATCAGTGATAAGACGCTCAGCCACTAATGAATACGCGACAACTATAGTCTATTCGTTTTACCGCTATTATAGCTGTTGTTTACTCGTTTTCGCATATATAAAGCTAACAAGTAGGAGGTATACGGGTCCTTAGGGACCCTCCACCTCCCAGCCCCCAATCATTTAACAGCTATTAAGACTCCTACTGTAGTCAATGTATAGGTTTACTTATGCAGCTTCTTCCTCAACCTAAGGGTTGACGTCAGAAGCATTAGAGTTAGAAATAATTATCTGGAGTGGGTAATTTATCTAGAATTAGATATAATTATCTGGGGTTAGATATAATTATCTAGGGGATAATATACATATATACACGTACGCACGCGCAAACGGAAACGCAATCCCAGAGGTATGGCCCTCGCGCGCGCTGATTCCTATTGCAGGCTTTTGGCGTTTTGGTAGGTCGGCTATGGTGAGCGGCTATGGCGTTTGGTTGGTAGGTTTGGTGAGGAGTTCCGAAGCGAGGAACAATAGCCCTCCCTAACTATGCCCTAACTACTCCCTTACCCTCCCACTACTCCCCACTTACCCCCACAAGGCTATGGGTTATGCATCTACGCTAACCCTCTGACTAAAACTTTTGTCGGTGATTATCAGCAAGTTACGGGTGGATTAGAAAAACTTTCACCTAAAAACTTGCATATGTCAAAAGTCGTTATCACCTTTACACCATCAATCATTTAATCTACCATCCTATGAGCAACGAAATCAAATCAACCAAACTTCGTGCGGGTCGTTACCAAGTAAGCATCAAGGGTTTTCAGCCCTTTATAGTTCAAGAACGATTGAACAATAATTGTATGCCAACGGGAGAGTGGAATATGTTTGCTCCCGATGGAGAGTGGATGGACACGCTCCCTACAAAATCTACTTGTTTATGGATGTTGGGTGAAATGCACAAGGAGGGAAGATTGAATGAATACCGATTATCTTAAATCAAGGTTAACTGAAGATGAGTTCAATACTCGAAACCTACTTCGGTAGGTCTTAACCAAAAAAAACAATTGTTATGAAAACTTACTTCCTCGTAGAAAAAAACATTGACAACCACAAAATGTCAATCATTTCTGATGCCACACTTAAGGACTTCATCAAGAAGAATTGCTATCGTGAAGAGTACCTTGACCAAAGCATTAAGGGCGTGCTGAATTCAATGAAGAGTGCAAAGGCAGTTTACTATGACCAAAGCGACTTTGTGTCAATTAGCAAATATTACGTGTGCAAGTCAGTCGACCAAGCAAAGGCAGTAAAGCGCATCGAACTTCGTTTAATGATTGAGTGCCTTGAGGAGAGTTTTTGCTCCATTGATGAGATGTTCCCGAAATCAGAGGCCGTAGTAAGGCATAGTACATTGTTAATTTATGAAGACTAATTACAATATTAATAGGTTAACCGACGAGGCTTCAGTAGCCGAAACGCCTAAGGGCGTCTTAACCAAAAAACAATTGACTATGAACCATACATTTTTTTCAAGGACAGCCAACAAGGGAGTAACTGCCGAGGTAACGTTTGACGTTGTATCTGACAAGGCTCCAAGCGAGACTGCGTTCTCAAAGGAACTTGGCGACCTGCTTGCTCAAGGCAAGATTATAGCCTACGGCTACACTACTCTACAGCCTTACTAACCAATAAAAAGATAGAAATTATGAAAACTGAATTAAACAATATGGTACGAGCATACGCCGAGTACCTAAATGCTGTTGGAGACTTCGTCAATGCAACTGATGACCAAACGCGAAACAAATTAATTGCCTTCGACATCATTGAGATGCTATCCGTTGACCTCGGTGAGCAGATACAGGAAGCCCACAAAGTACTAACCGAAAATAAATAGAAACTATGGAAACGATAAATGACCTCCGCGTGTGGACATACTTTGACGGAACCGAAGAGGACGTAAACGACTTCGTCCGTGAGTGGGAGACCTTGTTAGGTACTAACGTAACGGCAGACCTGACAATAGATAGTGACGGAGGATACTCTTGGTACTGCGAAGCGTTCGTTAGTCAAGCACAAATCGATGAGTTCAATATGGACGAAGATTGGTTCACGATTCAATAACAAATAAACAATTAGAAACTATGACAATTAGCCAGATCAAAAAACTAACAGCAGAAACTGCGCCCTACTACTTTTCGAGGGACACAATGCGATTCTTTAAACAAAGGATGAGCGACTTCAGCGTTAGCAAGTGCGAGGATGGTAGGTACCTAATCCAAGCACCATCAAAATACGGAACGTCCGTCAGGTACTTTAATCCAAGTAATAACGAGTTGGAAATTAAATAACAAATTGTTAATAACTTTCTCTTGCATATTCCAAAATCCATTATCACCTTTACATAACCAATCAAGTAAAACAATTAATATGAACAACGAAACATCATCAATCGACAACATCATCGCCTACGAACAAGGCGAACTAAACGACCAAGAAGTCGTGTGCCTCTTCGCTGACCTTGTCAAAAGCGGTATGGCCTGGAGCCTTCAGGGCTCCTACGGCCGAACCGCGACTGCCCTAATCAAAGAGGGGTGGATAGACCGCGAGGGTAACGTCACCCTTGCTGTTTTAGAACTTTAATAAACAAATCGTAAAATAAAATCAACCAATAAACAATTAGAAACTATGGCTAATAACTGCTACAATTGGGTAATCATTCGCGGAGAGAAAGATATCCTTGACCTACTGCAAACCAAGTTCGAAACCTACCATTCTCACGAAGGCACATTCAGCGATTGGTGCGACACATTCTTCACCGACAAGCGTGAGAAGAAAAATGATGTGTTCGAGGAAATCTATGACTACGGAACTAAATGGTTTGACTTTGAAGTAGAGCGTCGTCAAGACGATGACCTACTGATTAGCGGAGATTCTGCTTGGTCACCACCACAAGGATTCCTGCGCCGTTTGTCAGAAGAATATGCTGTTCTTATTCGCGGAGAGTACGAAGAATCAGGTAGTGACTTTGGCGGATATGCTGACTACGAGAAAGGTGTGATGGATGACAAATGCTTCACATATAGTGAGTGGATGTACATCAACAACGAGGAGAATTTCTTTTACCGACTTGAAGATGAAGTAGAATACTACGATACGTTTGATGACTATAAATCGGCCGTGCTTGATGGCTTTGAAAACGAACTGACCGAACAGCAAATTGCTGAAGTGCGCGAGGAATTTGAGCGCCAGCAAGATGTTTACAGAAATAGAATTAACGCCTAATTCTTGCTTGCATAAGTTAGAAAGCATTTTAACCTTTAACCAACTAATAAATAAATAATATGAAAACCCACATCCCCCAGCAAATCATTGTGCCAGTATACTACCACATTGACGCAAACGCAAAGGTTCACTTTGACTTTGAGCAAATGACTGAATTCTTTGAGAACGAATTGAGTAACATATGCTCTACCGACAAACAAATTAAATACTAAACAAATGAAAATCTACATCCTCCACGAAGCACATTCATTGTGCGACTACAACGACCACGAACCCTTCACTACATACGAAGCCGCAAAGAAGTTCTTTGATGCCACAAAGGCATCAGTCGAAACAAGAGAGCAAATCGAAGAAGTGTACCACGACAACGATGACGATTACTACGTACAAGTGGACGGGGACAGCATCCGAATATACATCACCGAACATCAATTATAAACAAATAGAAACTATGCCTAACTGGATGAGAACAGCCCTTGAAGTATCGGGCGACAAAACACAACGAGAAGAATTCTTTAATGCAATTGGTCAAGGACTTGAGTCCAATCAGCCAATTGACTTTGAGAAAATCATTCCCCCACCCGACAACTTGTTCCGAGGTAATCTCGGACAGCCAGAGGAGAAGTACTGCAAGGACAACAACATTCCCGACTGGTATTCTTGGAATACTAAAAACTGGGGAACCAAGTGGAACGCGGCCTATGGCGAGGTCAAGACCTTTGGAACCTACAGCAACGTGCTGTTCTTTGATACGGCTTGGAACTTAGCGCTCCCAATACTTGAGGAGATTGAGCGGATGCTAATAAACGACTACAAGGGACTGGAAGTCTACGGAGAGTTCGTCGAGGAGGGCTACAGCCAGGCTGGGTTCATCAAGATGGATAAAAACGGTGGACACATCAATGAGGTTACCATCGAGATGGATGAAGATAATAACTACAGCGTACGCTACTTTAACGAAGACGGAATTCAAGTAAAATTTAAACACCTATAACTATAAAGCCACCGAGTATGGGATATTTTCATCACTTAGGGGGGTGGCTCGGCACCGCCCCTTTATTAACCCAATCAACAACTAACAACTATGAAAAGCAAATCATTCTTCGGGCAGATATTCAGCCCACCACTACCAGTCGCCAAGGTTAGCATTCAGCGCAAAGGCGGCATCTATGTCCTAAGGGACGATGCCGACCAAGACCTTGGGTACGAGTTCGATTCATTCGACCAAGCGTTTAGGTTCGCAAAGATTATTAGCCGAGAGGTTATGGACACGCAAACCTTTTGATTATGGAGTACGTGGTATCATACAATCCAGACACCGAGAAGCACGATGTGCTACTTCAGGAGCCGTTCAGGTTCATCAAGTCATTCACCAATCAAGAGGATGCGTTTGACCTAGCAAAACAATTAACCAATAAAAACAACAGCAAAAACAAATAACTATGAAAGACTATTCAGATAAACCAACGGAGACCCCACTACAAAATTGTTCTGACTGCGACCGAGAGTTCGACCAAGACAACGACTACTATGGCTACGACAAGGAAGACAATATAATCTGCGAGAGTTGCTTAGAGTCCCACTGGGAAGCCCCAACAATCTTGTATGAGTTTGACCCTAACGAGGAATCTATGGCGGTATTCCACTACTCGTATACGCTGAACCGATACCGAGACACCGAGAACTACGAGGAGCAGGAGGGTGCGCCATCCTGCATCAAGGGTGCTAAGTGGACTTCAATCGACGGATGGAGGGGATACGTTGATGTGGAAATCAATGAAGGCTACACCTTAGTGGCTGACGGATGGTCAACCGACAGGTACGATGACGTTAGGTGGAAGTGGGACTTCAATGACTTTGTAGACAAGATCCATAACGGAGAACTTGTACCGCCCACTATGCTGTACTTCATCTTCTCCCAGACCAGTAACGTATTCTCTACGTCCTCTCAGATTGTCGTCAGAAGCCACGAGGAGGATACATTCCTTAACTGGCTTGGTGATGAGGCCGGCCTAACGAGACAAGAACTTAAGGACGCACTACGATGAAGCCGATAGTTAGAAACAAGAAGAGGCTTACCTCCGACAGCACGATGAGTAAAATCATCACGCGAGTACGATACGCACAACACATAGTAATCAAAGAAGAACAATACGATGAAGAAGACTTCCAGTAACGATGAGTTCTCTGAACTGATCGATAAGATAGCCGCCAAGGGTATGTCATTCCTGCAAGTAGTTATTTTCGCTAACATTGTGGTGCTAATTGTAGCACAAATAATTAAAGCACTAAAGTGATGAAGATGACCTACGAATCCTTTACCTCAAGCAAGTTCCTTATCCGCTTCTGCGCGAACGGAACTCGGGGCGAGGTGACCATAAGACCACTCGTTGACGATGAGTGGGCTACCACATCGGTAGGAGACAAGTACTACGATGTGAACCTATGGCTCGACGAGCAGAAGGGCGAGAGCCCAATAGTTCGGTTCGGGGTCTACAGCCTAAGTTATTCCGAGGACGGGATGCTTATAACCGACAGCAAGATGGCCTGCAGTAGCGACTGCCCTGATGCTGTTATACAAATAGTAAATTGTTAATAACTTTTTTTCAAAGAGTACAAAAAACCTTGCTACCATAAATTCTGAGGGCTAACTTCGCCCTGCGAGAGCAACCAATTAACGTCCATAACATTAACACATACAGCATATGAACGACCACTTTCATTCCTTAGTACGCTTCTACGTACTGCGAGTAACCGCGATGGAGACAGCCCTCAAGGCTGTCGAATCAGAGCGGGATGCACTGCTAAACGAACTGATGCTTCTGCGTCAAGAGTAAGGCTTCGTTATCCTGGGGCAATCCAGGCGCACTATATCCAATTAACAACAAACAAATAAAACTATGAAACAAAAGATTGAAGCAATGGGTTATATCTATCTGACTATCATAACGATAGCGGTGTTCACAGCCCTAATAAACGCACACATACAATGAGAGAGCAGTTTATGCGGATAGCGATGGCGCGATTGCGCCCCGCTTATCCTTTCAGACTACAGCGTATTGCTGTTGCCGCTAAGATGTGGAGCAGGTTTATATCGAGAAAAGTAGGCGCAGAAGGTGAAAACTAGGTGCATATCTATGAAACTTAAGCCCCTTGCAAACCTAAAGATTCAGCGACGTTTACTCGTTGAAGCAGTAGAGTACCACGACAATTTCTTAAATGATGCGTTTAAGCGCATCAATGAAATTGACCTGATCTTAGAAAGAAATAACAGCAAATAGTTGCGTACCAGACATATTACTATTATCTTTGTACAAATTAATCAATAATTCAATTAAACACTATGAAAGAACAAACTTTCCAACAGCGACTGATCAATGTCCAGTCGCGACTCAAAGCCCCCAAGGGCCAATACAATTCTTTCGGTAAGTACTCTTACCGAAATCAGGAGGACATCCTCGAAGCACTCAAGCCACTGCTTGCAGAGAACGAACTTGTGCTTACACTATCTGACAGCATACACGAGATCTTCGGACTTGTGTACGTGGAGTCAAAGGTTCGTGTGTCGTCGGGTGCCGAAGAAATCACCGTAACAGCTCAGGCAGGCATCGACCCGAACCGCAAGGGGATGGACATCGCCCAGTCGTTTGGCTCATCATCATCCTATGCTCGTAAGTATGCTCTTAATGCTATGTTCTTGATTGACGACACTAAAGATGCTGACTCTACCAATACGCACGGCAAGGGCTCCTCGGCTTCGGTGCCTACGGCGAAGCCGGTCGCCGCTAAGCCATCAGCAGGGTCTGAGCTTTTCCAAAAAGCTGTTGACCGAATGAAAGAGGTAGGTACTAAAGAGAAGTACGAAGAGATCTTAACAGCAATTGGGGACCAACTCTCTGATTCCCAGCGTAACGCGCTGTCTAAGTTCATCAAGAAGTAATGAGCGAGATAATCTTGCTTGACGGCACGTCCTGGGAGAAGAACGTCTTGCTTGAGGCAATGATGGACGACGACTTCTACTATGGCTACCTAGGCTCTGCTTCACTATCATCTTCTTCCGACAAGCTTTTAAACGAAAGCCCGAAGGAGTACAAAAATATGCTAGAGGGGGCAAGGCTGGATACACCAGCCCTTGCCATCGGCAAGCTAATCCACACTGCGGTCCTTGAGCCTGAGAAGGTAGAGGCTCTGTTTGTGAAGGTAGACGTGGCCTCCAAGGCATCGAAGATCTACAAGGATGCCAAGGAACAGCTGTTGAAGGGTCAAACGATCCTTACCACTAGCGAGTACGACCTTAGTATGGCTGTTGTGGAGGTTCTGCTTCGCAACGAGTTAGTTAAGGATATGCTAAAGGGTGGGGAGTTCGAGATGCCAGCCATTGGTGACGTATCTGGACTGCCCCACCGGGCGAAGGCGGACATCCTCCACAGAGGTGTCGCCGTTTACGATCTTAAGACAACATCAGACATTGGCTCATTTAGCCACAGCGCAAAACGGTATGGATATCCAGCACAGGTATACATATACTCTACGCTGTTTGGAATTGACTACAATAACTTTCAGTTCATAGTAGTCGATAAGGGAAGTAAGGATATTGGGGTTTTCTCCGTCTCTGAGTCCTTCTACCTTGAGGGTAAGCGTTTAGTCGATAAAGCTGTCCGTGTTTACACGGAATACTTTATCAACGGCGAAGACCTCGATAATTATATAATAACAGGAGAACTTTAATTTTAATTTTATGTCATCATCAACAGATTATAAAAAGAAAATCAATTATATCGGCAATGTTTTTTACAACGAATACGAAGGTGAGTTCACTGGATATTCTCTGTACCTAACAGCAGAAGAGCTTGACAATGCTAAGGCATATCTAGCCGACACTGGTCGTGTATTGATTAAGCTTAGAACAGGTCGTGAGCCAAAGAAGCCTTACGCATCTATCGAAGCCGCTAAGACACCAGCACCACCTAAGACTGAACAGCCTCGGGTAATGCCAACTACCACGCTAGAATTCTAATGCTGGAGACTTCGATAGCATACCTGCTCTCGATGGAGTGGGGGAGGGACATCACTGCCCCCCCCTCTTCCTCCTTCTCCTTGACAAGCAGCAACGGATCAAAGGACGTTACGTTCTACATCATCCAGGCTACGCTTGACAATGGAGTTATACGATTCGTTCCTATGTCCACAAGCAAGGAGTTCATCGTTATGTTTATATGGAAGAAGGAAGGGGCCAACTGCGTAACTATCCCAACAGCTAAAATACAGGACGACCTACCTACTGGGATGATAACATCAAAGAAGATTGCAGATTCCTTAATCCATAAAACACAAATAGATGTCTCTTCCGATCTTTTACCTTCAGGCAACGATTTCATATACCAAAGGCAAGCAAAAGATAAAGCGTGAGGAGTGGATTGTTTCTAAGTACGATACCGCAAGGGAGATAATGATCAACGACTCTAAGACCAATAAAAGCTTAGAGGACAGGGTCTACGGAAAGGCATACAAGGGAGAGAAGAAGATTGTGATTGTAAAGATTAACTCAAAGAAAATAGTAGGATATGGAGTCTAAAAACAAAGGAGCCGGAGAGGATATGAAGTTTATATTCTGGGATGATGTTGGTGACAGCCAAGATCACGTCGACAACCAATGCGACTGCCCTCCTTGGAAAACTGAGATTGCTTACAACGAACTCAATAAGCCTTGCTGCATTGCTAAGGCAAGGCAACAAGACTTTCTAGAGCAGAAAAGACTCGATGAACGTATGAGAGTTATTATGCAGAATGGTAACACCGGCGAGCACTACCCAGAGTATGACGATGAAAAATAAAAGGCTAATACTTGAACAGTATAATAAGGCGAAGAACTTTCGCAACGTATGTATGTATGATGGTAAGCAGGCAGAGGCTAAGTACTGGTCTGGCTACATCGACGCACTCAGTTTAATTATAGAGACACAGATAGATGAAAAAGACAGCAATTAAAGAAGTCGAAGACAAACTAAACGAACTAGATTCCAAGGAGTTCTACCGATGGATCATAATGAATATGCCTAGGCTATTGGTAGTAGACAAGAAGTCTACTCAAGAGAAACGTGATGATGTATTGACGAGTTTGTACAGCCACCCACGGCACATAGGGTCGAAGTACTAAAGCTGTTGGGAGTTACTGAGGCGCAAGATGTAGCAGCTAATGCTACGAAAGTCAAGAGAAGTATCTTCATAGAATGTTAATTTAATGTTAAATATACAAAAAACAAATGAAAAACAATAAAACAACCAAAAGAGTAGACCTTCCAGTGGATGAGTTTATCAATCAATTTCCACTAACCGCACAGCTTGAAATAGACTACTTCTTCAAAGAGAATAGGTCAATACGGAAGTCAGTGCCAACAGTTCTTGACTTTCTTCTTGATGCATTCGAAGGGCACGAAGAGGAGAAGGAGATCAAGAAGCTACTCAAGTTGTACGACAAGGAAAAATGAAAATAGAGATAACAATGACCGAGCTGTTACTAATCATTGATATGATTAAGAACGGCATCGAACCAGAAGACAACGAAGGCACGGACTTCTACACTGAAGATGAACTTAATAACAATAAAACAATGACTGACATAACAAAATGCTGGGGACACGGATGTGATCTCAAGGAATCTTGCTACCGCTTCACTGCCTCCGAAGGTATGTATCAATCCTACTTTATGAACTCACCTATTAAGGACGGCAAGTGCGAATACCAGTGGGATACTAGCGCCAAAGAGAAATGAAAACACCAAGATTAACCAAACAGCAAAAGCGAGAGCAGGCAGTGATTGACCTACTCAATCAGATGTTTGTTATTGCCGGACACGATGTTACCTACGATGACATCAAGGGTAGAACCGACAACTGGTGGGCCGAGTGGACTATGACTATGGATCAGTCCGACCAGTGGATGGCCTGGGGCGTAGACTACCTACGTAAGAATCTAAAGCTAAACAAAACCTTAGCTGAGAAAGAAATGCAGTGGATCAACGTACAATGGGGGCTCAAGTATAGTGATTTGAAATGAACCCTTTATAGTGCATTAAGGCGCACTTGACCTGTTAATGTACGTTTTAATGTACATTATGACTACAAATTGTGCAATTAAAGGTACATTATCAAACGAAAAAATAAGTGTATTTATTTGCATATAGGCCAAACCAATGCGTACATTTACAATTAAATACGTATAATATGTCCAGTAAATTTTATTAAAAACAAAACAAATGAAAGCAGAATCAATTAAAGAACCAGATAACACTGTAGGATATGTGGAGTATAGCATAAAGCAGAAGTGTCTCCACTTCAATCAACATACGAAAGGACGATTCCGCCATAGTAGATCAGAAGATTGGGATGTTATTGGTTTCTGTACGTTTGACACTGGAGTGAAAATCGCAATGTATTGTCAGGACGTCTTGGATAAAGAGGGAAAGTTTGACATAAGAGATGTTAGGATTGCGTATGAACTATATAAAGAAACCGAATAAAAATGAACGACTCAGCTATAAAGATTCTAAAAACAGCAAATGCTGTTAGGGATTTATTGTTAGAAAAAAATAAAGCATATGGGGACTCAGCACTTGAGCCTTCCAATATCTTTGCAAAGGGTTCCGCTGTAGAGAACATCTGCTGTCGTATTGACGACAAGCTGATGCGAATCAAAAACAAAGGGATCAACGACTCCACGGAGGATACTATTCAGGACCTAATAGGTTATTTAATTTTACTTAAAATTGCAGTTGAAGATGAGCGTACTAGAACAATCAATAACCATATTTCCGAGTATTCTACACACGGAGAAACCTTCGTACATAACGATATCCGCCGCACTCCAAAGAATCTCGACTGGTGGGAAACATCTACCTCTAGTTCAGCAAGTCAGAGAAGGCCAAAAAGAAGCGAAGAAGAAGCTTCCGGTGATCCTATGGGCGGGTGAGTTTGACTCACGCCGCGACGAATCAATACGACAGCACAGCGGACTGATAGTCCTTGACTTCGACCACCTAGACGTGGAAGGAAGCAAAGACATTTTATCCACAGATCCATATGTATTCGCCTGCTGGATATCTCCATCCGGCGAAGGGCTCAAGGCACTGGTCAACGTATCGAATCCAAGCCTACATAGAGACCATTTCCGAGCACTTCAGGCATACTTTGATGCTGAGTATGGTCTAGAGGTAGACCCCTCTGGAATCAACGAATCTCGCGCCTGCTTTGACAGCTACGACCCAGAGATTGTAGTCAACGAAGGCTCCAAGATATTCGGGCAGATGATGTCCGAGAAGTCTATAGCTCAGAAGGTACAGCCGAAGGACCACTACACCGACTACAATAAGTTGGCGGTGGTGTCATCTATGATACGCCGAGCAGAGGATGGAGAGAAGCACGCGATACTTCTCAAGGCAGCGATCCTATGTGGCGGCTATATTGCTGTTGGACGTATGGAAGAGGACGAGGCATACCACGTACTCGAGAGGGAGATCCTTAGGCGCGATGTGGACTCCATAGAGACCGCACGCAACACAATCAAGGACGGCATAGAGAAGGGCAAGACGATGCCCATCCGTGAGGTACTAGAGGAGGAGAACTCCGCCAAGCTGGAGATGATGATCAACGACGGGGATATGTCGTTCATATCCTCCGACGATGAAGACTACCGATGGATTCAGGACTACATAGAGGGCAAGATACAGCTAGGCCTTACCACTGGGTGCAAGGACTTTGACAAGCACTTCCTGATCAAGAGAGACCTAACCGTAATCAACGGAATATCAAACATTGGTAAGTCTACGTTCTCTCTATATATGATTGTATCTACTGCAGTTAACCACAACTGGAGGTGGATTATATACTCATCAGAGAACCGCACCGCTGCAGTTAAGATGAAGCTCATACAGTTTGCTGCAAATATGCAGGTCAAGGAGATGAATGGATACGACCTTAAGAGGTCGTACCAATGGGTCAATGACCACTTCACGATAATCAGTAACAAGAGCATCTACTCCTACAGCGACCTGCTGGTGTTCGGAGAGAAGCTAATACGCCAGGGAGACTACGATGGCTACTTCATTGATCCGTACAACAGCCTAAAGATTCAGATGTCTTCTGGCTCTTCGCTCACCACCCACGACTACCACTACGAGGCTGCCTCTGAGTTCCTTTCGTTTACCCAGTCCCACAATATGGGCCTATGGCTGTCTACCCACGCCATCACCGAAGCGCAGAGGCGTAAGGGAGAGGACGGACTACCGAAGGCTCCCTATGCTGAGGACACCGAAGGTGGAGGTAAATTCGTAAATAAGTCTGATAATTTCTTGACATTCCACAGGAAAATTCAGCACCCAGAGTACGATATGAGGCGTACCGTTGAGGTACACGTAAGAAAGATTAGGGAGGTAGAGTCCGGTGGGGAACCCACAAGCCTCGACTATCCTGTTCTGTTTGAGATGAATGGGCTAAGCTCTGGCTTCGTAAACAAGTTTACAGGAAAGCCATTGTTTAAGTCTATACTTGCCGATGTACCTCCACCAAAGATTAACTTCGAAGGTGTTGTGTATGAAGATGCTTTCTAGTATCTTTGACTAGTGATAAATAATTATAATGAAATTGAGATATCAATACCAAAGCCTCCGTCACTTAATCAGCTCTACGCTGGCAAGTTTTGGACGTTCCGCCACAGGGAAAAAGAAAAGTATTTTAATGGCCTTTCCACTGCGCTTGAAGGACACGACAAATGGTCTACGGACCGCTTCGCTATCCACCTACGCTATAATTCTAAATTCGACGTTGACAATTCTGTTGTTGCTGTTAAGTTTCTTGCAGATTATCTACGCTATAATGGATACGTTATCGATGATACTCCTAAACATTTCTTGGAGCTTAGAATCACGTTTGATGCGGAACTCAAAAAGGATCAATACATCGCTAAAATAATCTGTTATAACTATAATTTAATTCAAAACAATAACGATAATGACATTAGAGCAACTAAGCCGGGTGTACTTCATAGCGACCTCGAGGATATCAGCGGGGAGCGCGGAACTGTACGAAGACCTACACGACCAAAAAGGAAGCCCGCTGCTAGACCCAAAGCAGGTAAGCGAGATAACAAATAAGTACTCTAGATCATTTCGTCTTGAGCTTGATATGATTCGCTCCGCACTTACGGAGTACGCAGAACAGCAGCGATGATAACCTTGGTGCACATCGATGGGCTTAGTGGGATTAACTACCACAGGCTCATCGTTCCACTTAGACGCCTTATTAATCAAGGCGTCAACATACATTGGATAGAATCATTAAATGAGCTGAAGGACATCAATCTAGATGTTGTAACAAGCTTAATTATATCGCGTAAAGCTTCCGTTACTAACCATAAAAAGTTCAGTCAAATGCTTAAAAGTCACGGAGTTAAGTTGATACTTGACAACGATGACTACTGGGACCTGAACAACGGAAACCCCGCGAAGGGACTTTACGAAATATACTACGGCCCAGACATCAAGAAGACCATAAGGATTGCCGACGTCATATGGACGCCGTCTCACTACCTGGCCAAACAGATGAAGGCTGTAAACCCTAATGCTGTTATTGAGTTTGTAAACAACTCCATAGACGACGCAGAGGACCAGTGGAAGAACATCCGTAAGTACAGCTCTAGCGATCTTCGCTTCGGTTATGCCGGAGCACTTGGCCACCTAAGTGACATAAAGGAGATGAAGTACGACTTCTCAAAGGTGTATACCTTTGGAGTGAAGGGTATGGACTACGACGAGATCCTAAAGTTCGACAAGCTATCCGAGCCTAGAGACATCTGGAACTACGGAAAGCTCTACAAGAACTTTGATGTAAGTCTTGTTCCTCTTTCAAGGAACAGATTTAACTGGTGCAAGAGCGACCTTAAAATTGTCGAAGCGGCTTGGACTAGGACAGCGGTCATAGCGTCCAACACAAAGCCTTACAATGGCATTATACGCCACGGAGAGACTGGTCTTCTATGTTCCACACCTAAGGAGTGGGAGGAGGCTATCGAATCGATGGATAAGAAGACAGCAAAGAAGATGGCAAACAATCTCTTTGAGGATATCAAGGACCACGAGGACTACAACCTCGACAAGATAAACCTCAAGCGATTGAAGCATCTTGTATGATCAAGTACGAGAGGGAGCTCTTCAACCTCATAAAGGAGAGAATTGCCGATGACCTCAAGGTCAGCGAGCATAATATGTCTAAGTACGACTGCTACTCTCTTGTCCACAACTCGGACATAGAACTTAAGTGCCGTAACCTTCACTACGATGACCTACTCATCGAGAAGGCCAAGTACGACGCCCTTATCGAAAGGGCGGCAATGTTTGGTACGCTGCCTGTATACATCAATTCAACCCCTAATGGGGTCTGGTCGTTCCGCTTGAGCGAACTCCCAGAGCCCAAGTGGGAGGAGCGAAGGATGCCAAAGACCACCCATTTCACCAATAACAATATGATTGTCAAGATGGTGGGTTACTACAACATTTCTTTAGGAAAAGATATCACAGAGTTGCTAGGATTGAGCAAGTAGCACTATCTTCGCAATCCGTTTTGGGCCACCTAGTGTGGCCCTTTCTTTTCTAACCTTAACAATAATCCTATGCTGTTTGACGAACGTATCCCCTACAAACCTTTCGAATATCCGATATACTATACTGAAGGGTGGCTCAAGCAGGCTCAGGCTTTCTGGCTGCACACAGAGATATCTATGCAGAACGACGTCAAGGACTTTAGGGAGAACCTAAGCCCAAGCGAGAAGAACCTCGTGGGTAACATCCTCCTAGGCTTCGCCCAGACAGAGACAGCTGTTGCCGACTACTGGACTGGGATGGTTACCAAGTGGTTCCCTAAGCACGAAATCAAGCAGATGGCTATGATGTTCGGCTCACAGGAGACCATCCACGCCACCGCATACAGCTACCTCAACGAGACGCTAGGTCTTGAGGACTTTGAGGCCTTCCTTCAGGAGCCAGCAACGGTCGCTAGGTTTGAGAATCTAGTAGACACCAAGGCCGAGTACAGCCATACAATACTTAAGATAGACCCCAAGGCACGTCAGGACGTCGCACGCTCTATAGCGGTCTTCTCTGCCTTCGCTGAGGGTATGGCGCTCTACTCCTCCTTTGCTGTTCTCTACTCGTTTCAGATGCGTAATCTGCTAAAGGGAGTCGGTCAACAGATGAAGTGGTCCGTGAGGGATGAGTCCCTCCACTCCAAGATGGGATGCATCTTGTTCAACCATATGTGCGAGGAAGATTCGTATATCCGCGCAGGCGTCAAGGAAAAGATTGAGGAGGCTGCTAGGGTAGCTGTTGATATGGAGCTGAACTTTATCGACAAGATGTTTGAGATGGGAGACCTCGAGAACCTCAAGGCTTCGGACCTAAAAGAATTTATTAAAAAAAGAGGCAATGAAAAGTTGCGGGAGTTAGGCTACGATGGTATCTTTGAGTATGACGAGTCAAAGGCTTCACAGCTTGATTGGTTCTACCACTTAACCGGTGGGCATACTCATACTGACTTTTTCTCTATACGTCCTACTGATTACTCAAAGGCCAACGAGGGAGAAGACTTTGAGAACATTTGGTAAGAATTAAATTTATGAACAACAATACAATCGCATCTATTATTTTTTACGAGATAAGAAACGAGTATGGCCTCAGCATTTCTCATATACGTAACAAGACTCGTATATCCTATGTGCGTGAGGCACGCCAGGTGTTTACTCAGCTTATGCGAGAGCACTCATCAATGACCACCACGGAGATTGGTAGGCTAGTAAACAGAGACCACTCTACGGTGGTCGCCACTACAAAGGCGGTAGGTCGTGAACTAGATACAAACAAAGTATATCGAAATCGTTATAGTAAGATGAAGTTTAACATAGAATCAAAAATCAACAATGTCTAAGAATTTTGCAGAGAGCCTAGGGTGGGAAGTCGGAGTTGACTTCCCCGAGTGGGGAAACACAGAGGAGTACGTGAAGACCATATCGCGTGGCTACCTCATCAATGACGAGAAGCCTAAGGATGCGTACCTACGGGTCGCTAAGGCGGCGGCACACCGCCTAAATCGACCCGAGCTTGCCAGCAAGTTCTACGGCTACATATGGAACAACTGGCTTGGCCTTGCCACACCAGTGCTTGCCAATATGGGAACAGATCGTGGGCTTCCGATCTCCTGCTTCGGCGTTGACATTGGCGACAGCATCCACGACATCGGGATGAAGAACCTCGAGACTATGCTGCTGGCCAAGCACGGCGGTGGTGTAGGCATCGGACTCAATATGCTACGTCCCGCAGGGTCACCTATATCCAACAGCAATGGGACAACCGATGGTGTGGTCCCCTTCTGTAAGATATACGACTCAACGATACTCGCCACCTCACAGGGCAACGTGCGCAGAGGTGCTGCATCGGTGAACCTAAGCATAGAGCACGGAGACTTTTGGGAGTGGATTGAAATCCGCGAACCAAAGGGAGACGTCAACCGTCAGTGTCTCAACCTAAACCAGTCGGTCATTGTATCCGATAAGTTTATGCGGAAGCTAGAGGACGGCGACGATGAGTCACGCCGTCGCTGGTCTAAGGTGCTGCAGAAGCGCAAGGCCACAGGCCAGCCGTACATTATGTACCGCGGCAACGTCAACAAGCAGAACCCAGAGATGTACAAGCACAACGGGCTGAAGGTCTTTATGACTAACATCTGCTCCGAGATTACCCTTTACACCGACGAGTCCCACAGCTTTGTTTGCTGTTTATCCTCACTGAATCTTGCCAAGTATGACGAGTGGAAGGACACAGACGTTGTATACTACTCCACGTTCTTTTTGGACGGTGTGTTGGAGGAGTTCATCCAGAAAGCCAAGAATATGAGGGGCTTCGAAAATTCGGTTCGTTCTGCTGAAAAGGGACGGGCACTTGGACTGGGCGTACTCGGATGGCACACCTACCTACAGCAACGTGGAGCCCCATTTGAGGGGCTACAGGCGCAGATTGAGACGCGCCGTATCTTCTCCCACATCAAGATGGAATCAGAGCGTGCTAGCCGCGATATGGCTAAGATGTTCGGAGAGCCTCTATGGTGCCGTGGCTTTGGTGTTCGCAACACCCACCTACGCGCTATAGCGCCTACGGTGTCCAACTCCAAGCTCAGTGGTAACGTGAGTGCAGGCATCGAGCCTTGGGCCGCTAACGTATTCACCGAGCAGTCTGCCAAGGGTACTTTCATACGCAAGAACCCAACCTTAGAGCGGGTTCTGCGTAAGATAGGAATCAACAACAAAGAGACCTGGGATCAGATACTCGCCGACGAAGGATCCGTTCAGAACATAGGCGAGCTTGATGGTTGGATTTACCAGAAGGGTAAGCTGATGCAAAGCAATGAGGCTGACCCTATGATGGATGTAGTTCTAGTAAAGGAGGTCTACAAGACCTTTAAGGAAATCAATCAGCTAGACCTAATCTACCAAGCGGGAATCCGACAGCAGTACATAGACCAGTCTGTGTCATTGAACCTTGCGTTCCCTACTGAGGCTACACCTAAGTGGATCAATCAAGTACATATGGAGGCTTGGAACCAAGGAATAAAGACGCTGTACTATATGCGAACAGAGTCTGTGCTTCGTGGTGATATAGCCGTAAAGGCTATGAGCCCCGACTGTCTTTCCTGCGATGGGTAGGTATTTTACTTCTTGCTGCTGCAGGAAGCGTGGGGGCAGTTTCCGTCACAGGCTACTGGCCTTGTGACGCACCATCCAACTACTGCTGGATCGAGGGGCCTGCCTTCGTAAGACGGGTCTTTTTCTTTAACCCTGCCCACGATAGGACTTGGAGTACAGCTTAGAGGTCTTGAGCTTGCTGCTCTTGGTCTTGGAATGTACGCCCGGCCTGCTTACTTTAGGCTTTGCTTGGAAGGTTGATGCTGTTTGTGCTTTGGTTTTAGCCATTATCTGAATCGGTATAAAAACATCATAACGACAAGTGCTGCCGCTAAGAACAAAAGTAGGTAATCTTTTACCTTGCCCGTTTTGCTTTCCGGCTGAACTAATTGCGGTGGACACTCAGCTTGGACGCTTACCGCGTAGGGAACTTCCTTTACCAATGTTTTCACTATCATCTTGTCTTGGTACTTCGTGATGACAATTTTGACGGTGTCGTTTTCAATCACCGCAGAGTCGCCATTATCTAGAACAGCAACTGTGTCAACTAGATACACTGGTGGGGTGATGATGGTATCCCAGACCGTAATGGTGACTGGCTTCAGTATTGAAGGGTCCTTCTTTACTGCTTTGTTGAGATGATAGGTGGCGCTGCATCCTGTAAGAAGTGCAGCGACCACTAGGGTTGATAGGTATTTCATTTTTTCTCTGGTATTTCGTATCCGTACAGCACGTAAGCTTCTTCGTTTGGTTTTAGTGCTCGTTTAACATTTTTGTTTGCATCAGCAATCATCTTGTAGTTTCCTTTCTTGATTCCAATGTTTGTAATTGACTTGTACATCTTCTTGATTTCGTCAAGCTCTGCAAGCCTGTTGTCCCTAGATGCCCCAGTTAAGTCGCTGTACTGCTCCTTCTTTGTACGGAACTGATCCGTAAAGTAGTAGAACTGAACTGGGATGTTGAACTCATAGTCACGGATAACTGCACGAGAAGCAACTCGCCCAACAGCATCAAGCGGGCTGTACTTATCGGCCTCGGTCTCAAGACGTTTTTGCTCATCGCGGTACGATGATGCAATAAACGGAGGAATAATCAATGACTTTAGTGTGTGACCACCATACTTGTAACCCTTCGTTAGTTTGCTGTCGTAGCTGTTGGTTATATCCCTTCCGTAAAAGTCCTTGTTTTCTGCAAGATTAGTTAAGAACGAGATACCCATATTAGGTTGAAGTAGGTCAACAACATACGCTGGGAAAGATAATGGGTCTGTAGCTAGGTCAAAGAAGCTTCCATATGGATCCTCCATAGAGTAGTCATAGGCAGTTGCAATGCCTTCCTTACTAACCTTAGTAGGTATAATGCTGTGTCCCTCCATCCAGTTTGGGCGGTTGTTCTTGATGTCCTCCTCAAGCTCATCATCATCCCCAAGTGCAAGAGATGCCAAGATGGACGTTATAGCTAAACGAGCTCCCATAATTGCAGCAGACCCAGCAAGACGACGAGACCCAGCTTTAATGTACTCAGCCTTTTGTTCTGGAGTCAAAGTCTTATCAGTCATACCCTTCATAAGGTCCTGCTGTCCGTTACGAATGTTTGCGCTGAAACTACGAAGGGATTCAAACTCAAAAGACAGGAAGTCTCCCGCTGGAAGTTTAGCGAGTGATGCGTACCACTTTGGCAACCTAGAAAACGTTGGCGTGTTCTGCTTCACAAACTCAGCCGCCTCAGCGTGGACCTTATTCTTCTGAGCGTCAGTAAGCGAGTCGTATGACTTCCCGTACATCTTCTTTGCAAATGATTGAATCTCTGAACGGAAGATTACTAGCTTGGTGTAGTCGTCAACGGCAGCATACTTCTGACCCACTACAGAGTCAAAGTTCTTGATTAAGTTTCTCGCCCTGTCAACATAACTAATGTAGTCGTTATCGTTCCCGGTTAAAGTGCGAGAGTATATGGCGTTTGTAAACCCTAAAAGGTTAGCGTTTACGTCTTGACCAATGATGCCATTGTCACCCATAATCTTGATAAGGGCCTCAGTCTCCGCGTCTGTTTCTCCATTTGCAAATAATTGAGCACGACGCTTAATGTCTCTTACAATGCTAGGGTTAATCACTCCATTTGCTGCCATAGTATACCAGCCACCAGTAAGGTTTTTACGCCACGTCGGAAGGTTATATATAACCTTAGACTTACGAGCAAGCTGAAGGGTCGTTAGGTATCCACTCATCCATATGTTATCAGACTCATAGATGTTCTGATTTGTGATTGCCTCATACACATCACGGTGAACGAATCGCCCATTAAGGGGGGAGAACTTATCCTTTACCTCTTTGTATTCACCAGTTGACTTCTCAGCGTCCGTCACCTCGTTCTTGATGAACTGGGTGCCGCCAAGTGATTCGCTTATCGCGTAGAGCATATGGCCCTTGTACTTGATGTTTGATAGAGCAATTGTCGTGTCAATAAATCGAATAATTGGATCACGCTCCTTGCCTAGCAAATTTTGGATTGTCTCAGGCAATTCTTTGCGGCGTAGGAACTGTTCGCTTGGCAGCTTTATTCCAGATGGACTTACAATTCCAAGCTTCTTAAAGTCGCTTCCGTTGCGAATCTTTTCGATGTCGGCAATGTAGTCGTCTATTGCTTTTGTTGCCTCCTTTAAAGTCTCGTCGTGAAGTAGCTCGAAGAACTCTCCAGCCTCATCTTCTTTAAAGCCTTCCTTATCGATGAGGTCATTAATTTTCTTTGACCGTAAAATCTCATACTCATAAGCAATAGCGTCACGACGTGCCGCATTTGACGGCTTAAAGTTCTTATCCTTCCAAAATCTATAACTGCCACGCATATATTGACCAAAGTTGTCAATAATTGTATTAACAGTTTCCTCTGGCATCGCGTGAAACTCTGGGCTGTTCACAAAGTCATCGGCAAACGAATCAATGTAGTTACGCATCGCATTTGCCTGTCCAAATATCAGACTCCCATTAGGCTTAGACTCTAGTATTCTTTGATTCTCCGGGGTAAGTGTTCCATCAAAGATGTTACCCACTAAGTCAATAGTCTGAACATCTGCTTTTTTAAGCAGTTGATTCAGACCTTTTGTGAACTTCTTAATCTCACGACCCTCTACAGATAGCTGAGAACTCATACGCTCCTTAAATACCCGAATTTGCTTCTGGGTATCACTCCAAACAAAAGTCTTAGCTGTATTAACAGCTCTCTGCTTAAATGATAGCTGTTCTTTATCTAGGATTTCTTCACGTACATCACGAGAAGATGACTCTTTTAAATAGTTAGCTTCGTCCTTAATAAGGTTGTCGTTCAGCTTTCCAAAGTTGAAGATTACAGCCTCATAAAAGTCATCAGTTTGGAATCCATCATAACCAACAGATAGCATAGCTTCAGAAAAATCTGTGAAACTAAGAATGTAATCGTTATCTAAAAACTTACGCAAGTCATCAATAGAATACTTACCATATTTAGAATCACCAGATATGGTAGAACTTATTTTTAATGCGTTATCTAGTGGAGTCTTTAATGATTTTGGTATTAATTCAATGCCTTTAAATAGGCCCTGAAGTTTTAAAATCCGAGCTTCAGCCAATGACTTAAGTTCGTTCGCAAAATCATTGTTTGCTTTTGCATCAATGTCAAGGAAGTTATATTTATTTAATGGCGTAAAAATAAATTTGTTCCCATAGTCTAACGCCTTACTTGATCTTGATGTAAAGTAGAATCCGTATCCATATAGGGATCGTGCTCCTCCGTATATTCTTTGCGGATCAAATGTATCAAATGAACCTTTTGTTGCGTGTATAAGTAATCCAGCTTTACTAGCTTCTGAAAGCTCTTGGAACGACTTAGAACTAGACTCCTTAAGTATGTTGTCATATACTTTGTTGGCCTGACTAGAAGATGACTCAGATAGTTCTGAGTCCATAGCGTTATTACGCTCATCAAGAATTTCTAGGGCTTGGTTGAGAAGCTTAAGCGCACCTTCCCTTCCATCTTTTTCGTAGCGTTTGGAATCCCTAGCTTCTTGTAAAATTCTTCCGTAGTAAGCGCTTGATTCTCTGTCTGATCCGGGGAAGTTAACTTCTGCTTCATAGTATTGGATTGATTTTTCATCGATTAGATTGTTTGACTTGGCAAATGTAACTAAATTTTCTAAATTATTACGCAAGCCCGAAATATTTACATCATCATAAGGAATCATTGCGAGATGGAATGACTTGTCAGATGGCACATAAGTAAATCCGCCCCCGAATCCGTAGTCATTTAGGGAGTCAATGATTCGCTTGGCATCGGCATCGCTCTTCGCCTTAAAGGTAACCTCCTGTGATTGGCCTCCAGTCTTGTACTCGACAATCATAACTCCATTCTGAAAGTCTTCTTTTTTCACTGGGGCCATAATGCCAGCAACAGCAGACATAGCAAGGATGTCTTCCTTATTTCCCGCAATAGCAGGTCGCATTGAAACCTCCTGTGTGACAGAGTTTAACTCAGAGTCGTACCATCCACCAATAGTCTTTTCAATTCCGTATACTTGAACATCAAACTTTTTTGCGATGTTATTAAATGCATTAATGAATCGTTCAAATGATGGCTTCTTATACTCATCGCGAGCCTCAGATATCTCGTTAACGTACTTTGCACGATATGGAGCAATACCCAAAATAGACTTAACGATGTTGTCGTTGATTTCGAGATTATTTACGGACGCACCGCCAGTAACAATAGCACGAGCAGCACGAATCTTAATTCGCTTCTTAAGCTCTGGGTCTCCCTTATCCTCGGCCATCTTAGAGCGATAATCGCCAAAGACATTCCTCACGTCTACGAACTCATTAAGAATCTTTAGGTCCTTAAATCCAGTAATAATCCAAGGGTACGCAGGGTGCACCTTTGCGCCTTTAATTTTGCGAGAGTCTTTGACATCCATTTTAGCCAAGTCAAACTCAAGTACGGCAACAAGGTCACCATATTGAGCATTTGCAAGTAGTGGCTCATTAACGTAGTCTAGGATGGCTTCAATCCTAGGCAAACCAAATCGTTTGTTTGCTTCTGCGGAAAACAAAGCCTCATTGAACTCAGCCCGTACTTCATATCCAACCTTCTTTGGGCCATCGTTTGGCATAAGTTCATTGAGTTCGGATAGCTTTTTAATCTGAAGTGGTAAACCCTTCTCAGCTAGTGCTGACTGAATTGGTTTTTTCTTTAGTTTAGAGTTGATATACTCAACAAGTTCAGCCTCAGTAGCCCGCTTATCCTTAACAGCCTTGTTTACTTCATCAAGCATATATCCCCAGAACTGAAAGTTTCCACGAATACCCCTGCTATCTTGAGACATAAGGAGCACACGACCATCAAACTTCTTGAGCTTACTTAATATTTTCTTTGCTGTTTTCTCATCCGTGAATGCCCAACCCCCCTCTCCGAGGAGCGGGTAAAACACACCACCATCAAAGGTGTATGTAACCCCCGTTGGTGACTTTACGGTACCCGTTACAGCAAGGTCCATAGCGTACGTTATTGCTGGCTTGCCCACATACTCGCTAAGGTCTGCAAATTGTATTTTCTCCTTATCAAATTTGCGATCAACGTACGAAGCATCCCTACCTTGTCTAGAGCTAGACTCTGAAACGGGAGGTATAGACGTGGTTACCTCAGACTCTAGTCCGGTGTATGTCTGCTCGTCAATTGATGACTCAAACAAGGCACCAGAGAACGAGTTCATAAAGTCAACGAACTCACCACGAGTGGTAATCTTAAGGCTTGGAAATACTTTTCCGATAAAGTTGTTTGTCCACTGGATCAGCTTGTCCATCGTGGACTTGCTAATCTTGCGACCATTAACAGCAATAATTCCTGCTGTCTGAGCCATAAACTCCTCGGGACTTTCTTTTGCTGAATACTCACCGCCTTGTACGAATCTTTCAACAGCATCAGCAAGTTGTTGGTCCTCTGCGGTTCCACTGCGAAGCACTCTAAGCAATCCTGATTGGAAGTCACTAGCAATCTTTTCTCTAGTCGCTTGGCTAGCCTTGGCAAACCTATTTACAAATGCTGCGTGGAACACCTCGTGGAAGGGAACCTCGGAGGTCATATCCTCGAGGTTCAGATGTATCTCATTCCTGGATGGGATAAACCTACCCGACTCAACACCAGAGGCAACAGACCCGCTCTTAGACACCTCGTCCATAGCGTCATTGAATTCCTTTCTGCTGTTGTGTACTATTATCTTCGTAGGAAGACCTAGTCGCCTCGCTAGCCTTTCAGCAGCAGATACAGCTTCAGTTACTTGCTCGCTACTTAATCCTTTGTTATTCTTTACAGGCTCTTGTTCGACAACTTGCTCGGTCACCTGCTCAGCGACAACAGTCTCAGTGGGGAGTACTACCCTTGCGGCCTTGCGCTCTGGGCGCTTGGCCGCCGGTACCCGCTCCTTAGTAGTTACATCACGAGTAACCGTCTCGTACTCCTGCATCCAGATAACCTCTGGAACATCTCCAATCTCCTTCTTACGCGCATCAATAGCGATGTCTAGCGCAAGTTCTGGGCGATTGACTACTTGGATTCTAACAGGAGAAATATCTTCTCCCTTTGGTGTCCTTGGACGCATCACGACACCAGTAAGGTTTCCGTCAGCGTCAAGTATTGATTCTACGTATTCTAATCCCAAGATGTTCTCGGCAACTTTAGGTTGCCTAGAAACTTCTTGCTTGGTGGCCTTATCGTATGTTACAACATCAATCGACCCGTCTTCTTGCGTTTCGATTACTGATGTCTGCCCTTCGGTCTCTGTGCCAACAGCAACCTCAAGGTTGTTTAGCCTTTCGAAGAGGCGGAACTTTCCGCGTCGGACTTCTGGTTCGACAATCGTGCGGCTACCCGCTCTAGGAGCTCCAACTGGGACTTCTTCGGTAACTTGTTCAGTTGTAGTAATTGTTTTGTTGTCATAGTATTCGATATCATCAAATTTATCTTCTAGTGTCTGTATGTATGCTGTCTTTACATCGTCTGCAATGTCCAACGCATCAACCTCATCGATAGCGTTAAGTATTTGCTGTTGAGCCGCTTGGGCTTCAGTGTTGTCTACCTCTTGAGCCTCTGCTATTTTTTGGAAGACTTCTTGCTGCTCAAGTACTTGAAGTACTCGATCTGCTTCAGGCGACGTTCCGCTTGCGACTTGGATAGGTTGGACTTCGATAGGGGCTTGCCCTTCGACGACAGGACTTGGTATCCCTGCTTCTTCTTGAGTATCATATGCTGAGTATTTAGATTCTAAATCTTTTTGCTGTTGTATTAGGCCTCCAACTTTAGCTTTAATGTCTTTTGTGGCTTCTGTATCCTTGATGACTTTGGCCATTGAAGCGTAGCGCTTAATTTCATTGTCAATCTCAAGAAACCGCTCTAGGTCTTGTGGGTTTTGCGTTCCTACATATTCGTAAAACTTAGCGTCATCCGTTGCATTACGAGTTCGAGTCTTAATAGACTCTGCTAACTTCTGAGAATAGTAATCTTGTTCCTCAACAGTAGAAGAAGCATCAAGCTTCTCCTTGTACTTGTTAATCTCTGTTCTAGCCTTTGCGTTCTTCATATCGCGTCCAACAGAGTTGGCAAGCGCAGTAGCATCAGCTATAGTAGATGGTGTGTTGAAGACAGCACCGCCAACAGCACCCATAGCGGCGCCCTCAAATCCCTGACGGAATGCATCTCCAAGGTTTACATCTCCAGTACGAGCATATTGATCAACAGCAGATTGTCCGAATCCAGTAGTAAACTCGGCAAGAGCCTCTTCTGTCACAGCGACGCCATTGGACTTTAATGCTCCTTTAGCAATCTCTTTTGCTGTTTGTTCAAAGGCTTGTTTTGTGATTTGTTGAGCGGCAAGTTTCTTTACGGCTCCAGACAAAATCTTTCCGCCGATCCCTTCCCCAAGCACCTCAAGTCCACCCATTGCACCAGTATATCCTGCTCGCATAAGCGGACTCATATCCTCATAGAACTTCTCTCCTTTCGCATCAAGGTGAGCTGATTGGGCGCCATAACCGCCCATCAGCGCAAGAGATACTGGTGCTCCAAGTCCGCCAGTTCCAAGAGTAATTGCTGCCGATGTAATAGCAAGAGGCGCAGTTCCTAAAAGAAACTCTTCTGCCTGAAGTGCGGCATCACCAAATTTACCCTGTGCAATGCTTTCCGTAAATGTTTGCTCAAACTTTGGACCTTCATCTCGAATCTTATCAATGGCAGATTTTGCCTGAACGTCAATTGCTTCACGAGTAAGTGGCGTCGATAGTGGGGATGCGTATGATGCTGCCTTAAGTAAAGCACTTTTGCCAATCTCGTAAGTTTGTCCGAGGGCAGACTTGGCTACATTATACCAATTAGGCGTATCTACTTCAGATACATCTTCCTGATTAGATCCTTCAAACTTGGGAATTTCACCAAATGCAGCGGGGACTTTATTTGATGTATCCGAAGCAGAAGGTTCTGCCAAAGATTGTAAATTGGATGCCTCGGAAAGTTCTTTTTTTTTTACGTCAAAATCTACCTGTTCAGAATACACTGGATACTTATCAAGCATCTTGCTAACCAATACAGAGTCATCAACGTCCTTATACTGTGGATATTTTAACTTTACCTTGGCCGAAAATTCAGCTACTGACAACTTAGGTTCTGGCATATTTTAACTTCTTAAAGATTGAGGCCAAGTGGATCACTTCCTGCTTGCGAAGATACGGCGTTTTGAGAAGTGGTTGCCGTGCGCTGCGATGAGGGAAGAATCTTAAAGTACTCGTCTGACAAGCCATCTGTTGCCTTTCTTAGTAGTGATAGGTCGCTGTCCTTTGCCTTCCTACCCTTTTCTTTAGGGACGTTAATCTCAGCAAAATCACCTGTTTCAGCGTTTGTAACCATTTGCTTTTCATTGACTATCTCAATTATATATGGAGATCCGTTGATTTTACCAAAGCGAACAATCTTACCTCCTGCGGAGGCAACTGGTGCAAAGTCAATTGGAACCATAAATCCACTACCGATTGTTTTGTCTCCAACCTTTTGAGTGTATGGAACAGCATCAATACCAAAATACTTATTCTCCCTTTGTTTGTCGTTAAGCTTAGCGTACTCAAGCGCAATCTTTTGCTGCTGTAGGCGAAGTTCCGCAGGATTGACTCCCATACGAGGAATAACAGCCATAAACGCATCAACAGCGTCATTGGTGAACTTACCAGCTAGGCGATCACCCTGTGGCTTGAACTGCTCAGTATCGAGGATATCTAAGTCAGCTCGGCTTGTAATCTCTCCATTGCGACCTATAGTTCCCTCACGAACGCCTTCATAAACGATAGCATTCTTTACCTGTTTTGGGTCAATATAGCGAGCGCTCATAAAGTTATTCATATACTCTCGAGCCTTAGCTTCGTCAATCCTTCCATCGGGAAGGATATAGTCATTAATATTCTTTCTGAAGTTGTTAGCAGCCTCATCTGCAATTTGAGTTGGGCTTTGCATATCATAGTTATACCTTGGAAGCAAGGTAAATGGATTAGCTGCAAGGGACATAATCTGATTGGCATCACGTTTAGTGGTGCGCTCGGCATCAAATAATTCCGAAGCATTTCTCCCACCCAAGTCAAACTGATCTGGCTTGGTATTGTATGCTGACCATTGCTGGCGGTAGTTGTCAGCTAAGAACTGTGCTGTTCCTGCAACCTCGTTATATCCAGCATTAGCCTCACGAACCTTACGTCGTAGGTCTATATTATCTGGGTCCCTAGCAAGCTCTTTAAGTGAGTTTTCTACCGCGCCATAGGCTGTCTGAACAGCCTCTCTGTCTCCATCAAGATATGTTCCCGACTTCTTGGTGAACTGAGAGGACCAATCGTCAAACTGAAGCTGCTTTTCGCGCTCACGCTCATTGAGCTTGTACTGAAGCTCCGCAAAGTTTGGCAGCTGGATTACGCCACTCGGAATAAGTTTAGCCATTATTTTTGCTTATTGAATTTCTTTAACAGCTGACGGAAGTAAGCACTTTCTTTGCTAAGCTTTTGCTGTTGGGCTGGGTTGAGGATAACCTCTCCACCTGTCATCTCACCAATCTTCTGACCTTTCTTTACGATGTCAATTGGGTTGGTCTTATGGTCAAACTTACCGCCTGTAACCATACCGCCCTGCTCAAGCCTTCGGGGTTTTTTATTCCCCATAGAAGGCATATATTCGTCCGCTGTTTCAAAAATGCCTCTATCAAATAGACTTTGTTGCTCATCTAATTGATCTTGTAAATCAGTAATGTTTAAATCAATAAGAGCACGATCACCCACTGTTCCCCTTAAAGAGGCAAGGGTTTCATTTCTAGCTATTGTTTCCGCGCTAAGTGGAGCCTCAGCAACAGGAGCAATCTTAGTAGGTTTTTTAGACGCTAATTGAGCGCCATATACACCTGCAGATCCAATCTGACCTACACCACCCGCGATGTTCTGGAGGCCGCCCTCAATGGCGGCCTGAGCAGCACCACGCTCCATCATCTCACGATTTATGTTACGTCCAATCTCACGCTCAGCGCCCTGCGCTCCAAAGCTAAGGGCCTCCATAGTCTGAGCCTGACGCTGACCTAGGATATCTAATGCACCAGCATCGGACGCACGAATCATTTTGGGAAGCGCTCCGACAACAGCACGACCACCAGCCCCTTGAGCGGCAGCTATTCCTGTAGCTATCGAGCGATTAAGTTCCTCAAGACGTCTTTGCTCTAGCTCAGCATTGCGAGCCTGCTTTAGCATCTCTGCGTATTCAGAAGGTCGAGCTGTTGAAGCTTCCTTGATCCTGTTTGCAGCCTGCTGTCCTTGAATCATTTGGTATGCACCAAGCCCAGCTTGTCCCGCACCTAATGCTCCAGCTAGAACAAGTCCTCCCGCTATATATTTTTTTGGTTCTTTACTCTTCTTTGATCGCATATTACAAAGGTACTAATTATTGTCCCTGTTGGTTGTGTAGATTACTTTGGGCGAACACTGCATTGACGGCATACAATTCAATTTCAGATGTATCGGTGTTTGTTAGGTTGATGCGTGCGTAGTAGTCTCGCAGTTGGTCTCCCTCGACACCAGCGTTGGCAAGGACCACTATTGTGTTTCCGTCACTTACACCAGCTATAGCGCCACTTGCAGTAATCTGCTTGTTACCGCTGATGGCAGTAACAGTTACTCCAAGAGTCACAAGGGTAGCACCGCTGACCTTGTAGAGTGTGCCTCCGAAAGGGAATGGCACATCTCCCACAGGAGTGGTGAACGTAATGGTTGACCCAGAAACTCCACTTGTGGCTACGTTTCCGAGAACAAAAACCTCAGAGCTTCCGCTTAGCGAGGTGATGGTTGTGGTCCCAACGTTTGCGCTAGTGTCTCTTGGAACGTAGGCAAAGAACTCACGCTCCCTCTCGCTGAAGTCGGTAGTAAGGATTGACGTAGACTGGTCTGTGTTTGTGATTACAGTAGCCCAAGCATCCGTACCCTCAAGGCTTAACGACTCGTAGGACTTAACCATAGACGGGTTGTTATTGCTTATCACCTCCACGATAGTGCTTCCTGCAACGCCGTAGTATGTAGATCTGTTAGATGTATCGTCGTGGACGTACATCGTTCCAGCCTTGAATGTGTACAGCGTGTCGTCTAGGCTAGCAATCCTCTCTGGCGAGTAGGAGTACCTAGTGTTCCACACCTTGTCTTCGGTATCGTAGGCTACGGTGAAACCTGTGTCTGTAGTGCCAACATTAGAAATTGTTCCATTGTAGTTTCCGCAGGTGTTTATAAAGGTAAACGTTCCAGCGGAAAGGTCTATAGATATACCGACAAAGAAATCATACGTAGAGTTGGTCGCAATACCGTAGATGGTGCTGTTGGTGCCCTGAAACTCTTCTCCAACAATGATTGCCTGCCCAGCCGTAAGCCTGTCTAAATAAACAACAGCATTTACGCTGTTGTCAAACGTATCGCATATGTCTTGAAACTCACGAACCTCTGTGTTGAACTGAGGAAGTTTGTCGTCGTTGTACTCTATTTCGGCAAATACAACAGAGCCTGCACAATTTGTTTGTAGTGTAAAGCTAAACGAGCCAAGAAGGACCTCTATTGCAGCATCAAAGCATATTGTGCCCTCAAAGGTTCCACCGTCATCTATGCAGCGATGTTCAAACGCTGCCGTTATGTCAACACCATCTGCTGTTATGGCAATTGTTGATGTACATATACTATCGCTAGCGATAATATATTCGCCTGCCTCGTCGTCAACGCCTCCAACTACTCTCTTTACTGAGGCAAACTGGACTATATCCCTAAAGTTGCCCTTGAAGAATGAGTCCATCTTGGTCTCACTGATTGCGGTCAGCCCATCTTGGGAGATGCGCATCACCTTTCCATTGCGGATATCGGCAAAGTAAACACGACCACCCTCTACGGCAACAGACTCTGGGTTGTTTCCAACTCCAAAGTCGCCTACGTAGTAACTCGGTGTTCCAACAACGTTTGTGGACACTGTAACGCCTTGCTGTCCGCTTACGTACTCAATTAAATTACGTCCCACTGGTAACAGGCCACACTTCTTGTCCTGCAAGAATACTATGCTGTCGTCTCTGTTGACCATATAACGGATTGAACCGTGGATGTAGTTGAGGTCGTAGAAAGGCGCTAGGGATGGGTTAAATGAGGACAGCCCAAGCCTTGTTACGTCAACAATAAAGGGATCAGAATAGGTTACGGATCCAGTCCTGTAGACTGTCTTTGCGTCTGGAAGAACAGCAAACGGACGACCAATAGATGTGTTCTTTGATGTAAAAAAGTCGCTTACCTCATCGGACTCTACATACTCAACAAAGTAGTTGTATGCATCGGGGTCATTGCCATATCGAAGCTGTCGTAGACGGAAGTAGGTATCGCCCTGAGTTAATTCAACAGCTACTAAACTGCTGTTGGTTATGTTCAGTGTATATGTCTGCGCTGCAGTAAATGCTCCTGTGGAGAAGGTGGTGTCAACAAAGTAGTTGTAGATACCGCTTACCTCTGGGTAAACGTTTTGCACTTCAAAGGTATTTCCGCTGCCATCGCTAAGGGTGTCCCCAGCATAGAGCTCAATGTTTGTCCTAAACTGAAGTGGCCTTACGTTAGTGCAGATAGCAGAAACTGAGGATATAACAGTTCGATCACCAGTCAACACTCCGTTGACCACGTCATAAGACTCTCCTACCTCATAGTAAACTTCTTCGTCCTGTCCTTTACGCTTACGGTATATTTCCACCAAACACTTGCTTGACCAAAAATCTGTTCCGAGTACTACTGAGTTCTTATCGAATCCATCAATGTTCTTGTCTTTAAGGACAAGAAACTTTCCGGTTGTTTGATATATGCTGTTGTCGCTAGCCCTATTCAGTACTGGGTTAGTATCAAGATTATCAGTAAGTTCTTGGTAGTCAACTACTTCAAAGTCAATATCGATTGGATACACCTTTGTATCAACATTAGCAACTGAGCTGTATATCGCTACTGCTCCAGTAACAAGATTTCCTAATGATCCAGATGATGGTGGTGTACTGCTTGAGGTTCCAGTAATTACTCCTGCACCTCCAACTAGATTTACACTAGTTACTTGGACAAATACAAAGGTTCCTAGATTAAGCGTGAAAAGAACATCTCCTACATTTATTGTACCCGTGACAGATGATATAACGAAACTATATTGATCGTCATCTTTTTGATAGGAAACTACCCTAAGGCGGTCCCCCTTGAGGAAGTTATACTCAAGGTTTGCTCCCTTCGCCTCCTTGTATGAGTCATCCTTGCCCTCTAATGATCGGAATGAAACAAAGATGTAATCGTTGTTTGCTACGTTTGATGGAGAGTTTATTGCCTCCACATTGGTTGCGGCAAATGCATCAATAACGCTGTACTGAACAAAACTATCGATTGATCCTTTTTTAGTGTACACTGGTGCCCAGCTTGCAGCAAATGCGGGAGCTGTACCAGCGAGTCGCATTACGATAGAATTCTTTCCTCTGTAGTTTCTGTTGCCGTACCAGTCAAGGTAAACCTTTCCAGCCTTCTGAACACCTGTTGCCCTACCGCGATTGTCAAACAAAACGTAGCCAAGCTCGTGGACAGCGCCAGACTTGAACTGCTTGTAACCTTCTATTTTGTCGGACAGAAAATTTGACGATTCTAAAATCTCCGATGTCTCTACAAGATTTCCTTCATCACTAGTGGGCTGTTGAAGACCAAGGCTAAAAGTAGCATCACTTGAAGTGCCGCTCCCGTCTGGTATTACGTATTTGTCTTCATCGGCATCATCTGATCTACTTACACCAGAATATGATAGGTAGGATAAGTTTGAAAAACTTAACGTCCCAGATGAGTCTATATTAAATTGTTTTTGCAGGTTTGGGTTAAATGGCCCACCACCAGCAACGCTGCCTAAGGTAAGGTTTATTGTTGGAAATCCAGAAATAATAAATTTTAAATTACTACCGCTTAATCCAGCGCTTGAAACATCCATTGTACAGTTACCTTGGAAGAATCCCCATCTAAATATTATTGGGTTTACTAGTGGTGTTTTCCCAATAACTATTAATTGCGATCCAGCAAGTGGTCCAAACCTAGAAGCGTATGCCCTTTCCGTAGGGTTGGAACCTATCGTAATAGTATAAATCTTTGCAACAACAGATTCAATAGCTGCGGTAAAATCAGATATGTCTGACCCGGCGGGAAGAACTATACTTTCCGTTATTGATATTGGCGCTAGTTGAGCCTTTATTCTGTCAGCAATTACACCTCCAGCATTGTATTGGACAAGGTCTTCGTCTAATTCAACCCAATCAATAAATGCTCCAGGAGCAGACAATATGATATCATTAATTGCTAGGGTAAGGTCAATGTGCAGTATCGAATCAACCTGAGTTGTTAGCGATGAGATATTACTTAAATCGAAAGAAAAACCAGTTACACTATTTGGAGTTGAACCTCCTGTACTCTTAGTAAAAGATACTGGTATGTTGTAGACTGTTGCCTCCTTATCATAGTTAGGATAAAGACTTACCTTGAGATTCGCATTTGGATATCCTTCGGTATAGTTGCCTAAAAACAATCGTGAGCCAGAAATGGTTTGAGACTGAGCCGTAAAAGGAACAGCATCATAGGTCTTGTTTGCCTCGTCTTGAGAGATGAACTGATACAGCTCATCATTTTTAAAATCAGTATATAGTGTAGCTGGACTTGCAAGGGCGGGATTTGAAATCTCGCCCACAATAAACCAAGGTCCAGTGTTTCCTCTACGTCCCAGCACTCTGATGGTCTTTACATCAGCTGTTGAGGTCTCTACGTATACTCGGATAGCGTTAAATTGATTACGTTGATCGTCATCAATAAAGCCGTCTAGGTATTGGTTATTGGCAACAGCTAAATCTGTATACTTAGATAACGCTGAGTACTCACCGTCTAGGTAAACATACTGATAGGCAAATTGAAAGTTATCCTCGTAGATGTTGTTATCGTCAACAGTTGTGTCGGTAAAGAACTCGTAGGTTGGAGGGTCCAGAGGTGGCTTCTTAGCCAACGTAATAAACTCTAGCTTCTGCTCGTCTGTTCCGTTGGTGATGACCTCTGAATAGCCCCCTATAATCGCTCTGGTTACGTTAATCTTCTTTGGTGGAGTTATACCATCAGTGAAGTAAAGAAGAACCTCGTTGTAGAGATTATTGATTACATCTCCCTTTACGAAGCTGTCAGACTGGAAGGCCAAAACGCTGTCGCGGTAAACTAGCTCTACATTATTTTGCGAAGTGGTAAACCTATAGATTGAATGATCACCATTGCTGTTGTAGACAAAGTATATGATTACTCCATTCTTTAGGTCGCTGACAGAACCTACAACTTTATTTGTTCCTCCAGGAAGCGCGTGAGGCAATCCCTGCCAGTTGTTACCAGAGCGAAATACAACAGCTGAGTTACCAAAAGCGTTCTTGACAACACCGCCATCGCCATTCTCTTCAGACGAGATACGCACATTAAGTGCGTCTGTCATCTCTATGCTTTTGATTAGGCGCGCATCATCGTCCTTGTTAAGGTATCGAGGTATGAGTTTTTCAATCATAAGTTACTAGTACTTAGGAGATTGCTTGAAATTCTTGCGAATCGTCTTCAGTGCTTCGTCCTTAGAGAATGACTTTAGTCGTGAGTTTGCTAGACGGCGCTCGGTGTAGTACTCCTGACGCGCACGAGCCTTCTCTCCTAATGGGACATTACTCTTGCGCTCGATGAGATGGTTGTAGATGTACGCCCTCAGGGCCTGCTCTGCGTAGATGTGGATGGTGGGGCTCGCTGCACGAGCCTCGTCTGCAATGTACTCTAGGTAGACGGTGTCTACGCTGGTCCCAGTGGTGAGCTCTATCCTGTTCTGCTCTGTGTTTATTCTGTACTCTCCGCTGTAGTGGCCACCACCATAGCCGTATAAGCGGCCATTGGTTGTGGCGTACACATAGTTGCGATAAATAAAGTCGTCAAAGCCAAGAAGGTAATCAGGAATCTGATAAGGCTGCTGGTTGGCGAGTATGTTTTTGTTTTTGTTCTCTCCGAATATATATACAAGTCCATCTGCTCCTACTATTCCAATTTTTACTAAGTCAACATAATCGTTTGGTAACGTCACGCTATTAGTGTTTACGTTAACATTAAGCTCAGTGGCCTTTAAACGCTTCAGGATGTCGAATCCCATCTCCCTGATACCTCTTAGCGCTAAGTTGCGAATAAGGGTGTCTGAGGCGGTATTTGCATAGTCATCACTCTCCATCGATATGACGAAGTCCGTAATGACCTGCTCAAGTGATACGGTATCCTGTGCCATTATTGCTGTTGAGTTTCTTGTTTAGCGTAAGTGTAAACGTCAGTGTCGCGTAGGTTGAC